ATGTCCCGCGTCATGACCGCGCTCACCGATCCCCGCCGTATCATCGGCAACATCGTCCGCATCGGCACGATCGAGTCCGTCGATCTTGCCGATGCGACGTGCCGCGTGCGTGTGGGCGAGATCGTCACCGGCGACGTATGCTGGATCGTCCAGCGCGCCGGTAACACCCGGATCTGGTCGCCGCCAACGGTCGGCGAGCAATGCCTCCTGATCTGCCCCGAGGGGGACACCGATGGCGGCGTCGCGATTCTCGGACTGTTCTCCGACGCGATGCCCGCGCCATCGAGCGACGACATCGACCTGATCCGCTTCGGCGACGGCGCGATCGTATCCTATGACGCGACCGCCCACCTGCTCGTCGCGCAGCTCCCCGCCGGTGGAAAGGTGCAGATCGATGCGCCGGGCGGCGTAACGATCACCGGGCCTGTCTCGATCATCGGTGCCGTCTCGATTACCGGCAACGTCGACGTCACCGGCAAGGCCACCGCGAGCGACGACGTGATCGGCGGGGGCAAGAGCCTCAAGGGTCATAAGCACCTCGGCGTCCAGACGGGCGGCGGTGTGTCGGGTACGCCGCAATGACGGAAGCTCTGATCATTGCAGCCGCGATCATCATCGCCGCCTGCATCATTGCGGACAGCGCCTCTCCCGTTTCGCGCGGTGGCTACCGGCCGCTAACGAGGCCGTTGGCACCGCCCCCTCGATCCAATTCCGAAGCAACACGTCCGTCGAGACCGACGCGATGAACGGCATGAGCGCAACAACCGGCACGCCGCTCGACGGCGTCGCGCACATCCGTCAGTCGATCGGCGACATCCTTTCGACGCCGATCGGCACGCGTGTCGCCCGGCGCGATTACGGATCGCTACTACCCGAGCTGGTCGACCAGCCGATGAACGCGCTCGGCCGCATGCGTCTGATGGCGGCAACCGCACTGGCGATCCAGCGCTGGGAACCGCGCGTCAAACTGTCAGCCGTCGCGATTCAGCAGACCGGCCCCGCCGCCTTCTCCGCGGTCCTCGACTGCCAGCGCACCGACGTCACCGGTTCGAACGCCCGCGCCCGTCTCACCATCCCGCTGCCGAGCAGCAGCACCACCGTTTACGCCTGAAGGAACCACCATGCACGGCATCACCATCACCGAACTGACCGAGGGCGCACGTTCGCTCGTCCTGACCGCAACCGCGGTCATCGGTCTGGTTGCGACCGCGACCGCGCCCGCCGGTGCGGCGACGGATGCACTCGACGCGGCGTTCCCGCTGAACCGCCCCGTCCTCGTCGTCGACCTCGAGGCGGCGATCGGCGTCGCCGGCACGACCGGCACGCTGGCATCGACGCTCCGCGCCATTGCCGATCAGGCGAAGGCTCCGGTCGTCGTCGTCCGCGTCGCGGCTGGCGCAGACGCCGCGACGACCAGCGCGAACGTCATCGGCACCACCGTGAACGGTGTGAAGACCGGCATGCAGGCGCTGCTGTCGGCTGAATCGCAGCTTGGCATGAAACCGCGGATCCTTGGCGCGCCGGGTCTCGACACGCAGGCGGTCACCACCGCGCTGGTCGTCATCGCGCAGAAACTGCGCGGGTTCGTCTACGCTGCGGCGATCGGCGCGGACATTACCGCTGCGATCACGTACCGGGCCAACTTCGGCGCACGCGAGCTGATGCTGATCCATCCCGACTTCATCGCCTTCGATACGCGCGTCGCCGCCAACGCGACCAGCTACGCCGTAGCGCGTGCGCTCGGCCTGCGCGCCCGCATCGATCAGGAGCAGGGCTTTCACAAGTCGCTGTCCAACGTGACGGTCGAGGGCGTCGTCGGTCTTACCAAGGACATCCAGTTCGACGTTCAGGATCCGAACAGCGACGCCGCGCGCCTCAACGACAAGCAGGTCACTGCGCTGATCCGTGCCGGCGGTGGCTTCCGTTTCTGGGGCAACCGGACTTGCGTTGAGGCGACGTCGTCCTTCAGCTTCGAGACCGCCACCCGGACCGCGCAGGTCCTGCTCGACACGATCGGCGCTGGCATGATGTGGGCGATCGACAAGCCACTGCGGCCGAGCCTCGCCAAGGACATCGTTGAAACGATCAACATCTCGATCGCCGGCATGGTGACCGCCGGGCAGCTCATTGGCGGCAAGGCATGGTTCGTCGCCGACAAGAACCCGGCGTCCAGCCTCGCCCAGGGCAAACTGTCGATCGACTATAATTTCACGCCGGTCCCGCCGCTCGAAAACCTGCTGCTCACCCAGCGGATCACCGACACGTATCTCGCCGACTTCAGCGTCGCCTGATCGCCCCCGCTTTCCAGATCCGAACTTAGGAGCCGACCATGGCACTACCCCGCAAACTGAAGAACATGAACCTGTTCAACGAAGGCCGGAGCTATCTGGCCGAGGTTCCCTCGGTCACGCTGCCCAAGCTTGCCCGCAAGCTCGAGGAGTATCGCGGCGGTGGCATGGACGGCACCGTCAAGATCGACATGGGCGCGGAACCGTTGGAGATGGAGTTCACCGCCGGCGGTCCGCTGCGCGACGTGCTGCTGCAGACCACCGCCTCGGCGATCGGCGGGATCTTCCTGCGCTTCGCCGGTCAGTATCAGAACGATTCGGCCGGCACGTCCGACGCCGTCGAGGTGACCGTGCGCGGTCGTCACGAAGAGATCGACATGGGCGAGCAGAAGGTCGGCGAGGGCGGCGAGTTCAAGGTCAAGATGGCGCTCGTCTACTACCGCCTCGAGTGGAACGGCGAGGTGCTGATCGAGATCGACGTCCTCAACATGATCCACATGGTCGGGGGCGTCGATCGTCTCGCGGACATGCGCGACATCATCCTGTGAGGAAGCCCCGGCGCCAGCGCCGGCTTCATGACCATCCCCGCCTCAATCCACGGAATTTCGCATGACCGACACCAAGACCGAACTCGCCACCGTCAATCTCGACTTCCCGTTCACCCGCGGCGATCAGACGATCGACAGCGTGAAGGTCCGCCGCCCGCGCTCGGGCGAGCTGCGCGGCCTCAACATCGCCGATCTGGTGCAGATGAACGTCGCTGCGACTGCAAAGCTGCTGCCGCGCATCACCGTGCCGCCCCTGACCGAAACGGAGATCAACAATCTCGATCCCGCCGACCTGACGCAGTTCGGCATGGAAATTCAGGATTTTTTGTTGCCGAAAGCAGCGAAGGAACAGGGCTCCCCGGACTGATCGACGACGCGATGGCGGATCTCGCGATCGTCTTCCATTGGCCCCCCGCCGCCATGGACGAGATGACGATCGCCGACCTGATGCGCTGGCGCGTGCGTGCGGCCGAGCGGCACAACCCGGAAAGCTGACGCCATGGACCGCAACCTCCGGATCCGCATGCTGCTTGAGGCGAGCGACAAGGTCACCAAGCCCTTGCGCGATATCGTCGGCGGATCTGCGAAGGCGGCAGCGGCGCTGAAGATTACCCGGCAGGGGCTGAAGGATCTGAGCGCGCAGGCGCGTGCCATTGGCGAGTTCAAGCTCGGGCAGGTCAAAGGCGGCGAGATGTTCGCGCAGATCGACGATGCCCGCCGCCATATCCGGGGCTTGCGCGACGAGATCGCGCGGACCGAGACGCCAACCAAGCGCATGACGAACGCGCTCGCCGCGGCCGAGGCAAAGGAGCGCAAGCTCGTCGGCGCCAGTGAGGAACACAGCGCTCAACTCGTAAAGATGCGGGGCGCGCTGACGTCGGCCGGTGTCGATGTGCAGAATCTCGGCGCGCACGAGCAGCGTCTGCGCGACAACATCGCTGCAACGACCGCGACGATGGGTCGGCAGCGCGCTGAGTTCGACCGCCTCGACGAGCGCCAGACCCGCTTTGCGAAGGCGCGCGCCGGGTTCGCTCGAACGCAGAACATGGCGACCGGCATCGCCGCGGGCGGGGCGGCTGGCATTGCCACTGGTCGGACGCTCGCACGTCCGATCCTCGGTGCGGTCGAGGACGCGCAGGCATACCAGTCGGTCATGACCGATATCGCTCAGAAGGCTGATCTCGGCCGCGATCGGGCTGACAGGATGGGGCGCAACCTGCTCGCGGCTGCGCGCGCCGCGAACCAGATGCCGGACGAACTGCAAAAGGGCGTCGACACGCTGGCGGGTTTCGGCCTCGATCCGACCAAGGCGGTCGCAATGATGAAGCCGATCGGGCGCGCGGCAACTGCGTACAAGGCCGAGATCGCCGATCTGTCCGCCGCGGCGTTTGCCGCCAACGACAATCTGAAGGTGCCGATCGAGCAGACCGGGCGCGTGATCGACATCATGGCGCAGGCGGGCAAAAGCGGAGCGTTCGAGATCAAGGATATGGCGGGTGCGTTCCCGGCGCTGACCGCCGGTTATCAGGCGCTCGGCCAGACCGGTACCGGGGCGGTCGCAGATCTCGCCGCAGCGCTGCAGATCGCGCGGAAAGGCGCGGGCGATTCGTCAACCGCGGCATCGAACGTCGCCAACATCATCCAGAAGATCGCCTCTCCAGCCACGATCAAAGCCTTTTCCAAGTTCGGCATCGATCTGCCGAACGCGCTGAAGAAGGCGTATGCGGAGGGCAAGACGCCGCTCGAGGCGATTGCCGAGCTGACGAAAAAGGCGACGGGCGGCGACCTCGGCAAGATCGGTTTCCTGTTCGAAGACGCCCAGGTGCAACAGGGCCTGCGTCCGCTGATCCAGAACATGGAGGAATACCGCCGGATCCGCGCAACTGCGGCGGGCGCGAAAGGCACGACCGATACCGACTTCGCCGAGCGGATGAAGGACTCGGCCGAGCAGACCAAGCGGCTGCGGATCAATGCGAAGGTGCTGTCGGTGTCGCTCGGGTCGATGCTGCTGCCGGCGGTCAATGCGATCACGCAACGCGCCTCGGTTCTTGCTAGCGGCCTAGCGCGATGGACCGAGCGTCATCCGGTTCTGGCGAAGGCGATCGCGATCACAGCCGCTGCGCTTGCCGTCATGTTCATCATTCTCGGGGGCTTTGCGATCGTCATCGCCGCGATCATGGGACCAATCGCTATCCTCAATGGCGGGTTGATCGCCATGGGCGTGGCGGGCGGCACTGCTTCTATGGGGCTACTGCCGATCCTCGGCACCGTACTGGCGATCGTCGCTGTGATCGCGTTGCTCGCGGGTGCGGCATATCTCCTGTACGCGAACTGGGACCCGATCAAAGCTTGGTTTGCTTCCTTGTGGCAGGGGATGATCGGCGTCGTCACCGGCGTCCTCGGCTGGTTTGGCGCGCTGCCTGCGCGCTTCGGCGAGTTCGGCCGCAACATGATTATGGGAATGATCAACGGCATCACCGGGATGCTGGGGGCGCTGAAGGCGACGATCGTCGGCGCGGCATCGTCGGCCGCGAACTGGTTCAAGCAGAAACTGGGGATCCGCTCGCCGTCGCGCGTGTTCGCCGGCTTCGGCGGGTTCATGATGCAGGGTCTCAGCAACGGCATCGCGGGCGGTGCACGCGAACCGGTACGTCGGATCGACCGATTGTCGCGCAACCTGACCGGGGCCATGTCCGCCGCCTCGCTACGTCCGCCCAGTATGATGACCGATGAAGATGCTCCGGTACGCCGGGTCGATCGTCTGTCGCGCCGTCTCACCGCTGCGCTTGCGATCGGCTCCGCGCTGCCCGCGCTGACCCCCGCGACTGCTACCACGCCCGCCGGATCCGCAGCCTATGGTCGCGCGCCCCCCCCGCCAGCGCCGATCACGATCAACGTCTACGGCGCGCCGGGGCAAAGCGAGCAGGCGCTCGCTGCGGCCGTCGAGCGCGCTCTCGAGCGCGCGCAAAGCCGCCAGCGTGCCGTGTCGCGATCGTCCTTCTCCGACACTCCCGATGGAGCCGACCAGTGAACATGATGGCCCTTGGCATGTTCGTATTCTCACTGCCGACGCTGGCCTATCAGGAGATGCAGCGCAAAAGCGCCTGGCGGCATGCGCGCAGCGGCCGGATCGGCGCGATCGACGCGACGCAGTTCGTCGGCCGCGAGAACGATACGATCAGCTTGTCGGGAACCGCCTTTGCCGAGCTGATGGCAGGACGCACATCGCTCGACGATCTACGCGACATGGCGGCGAAGGGCGAAGCGTGGTCGCTGATCGATGGCACCGGGCGGGTTTACGGTGCCTTCGTCATCACCGGCATCGACGAGGGTATGAAAGAGATCTTCGCGGACGGCACGCCGCGCAAGATCGATTTCACCGTCGAGCTACTCGAGATCGCCGATAGCGCGACGGGTGCGGCATGACCGCGGTCAACAACGTCCCGGACTTCAAGGTAACACTCGACGGCGCCGACCTCACCGATCGCATTCGTCCGCGCCTGATCTCGCTGCGCCTTAGCGAGAAACGGGGCGGCGATGCCGACCAGCTCGAGATCACCGTCGACGATTCGGACGGCAAGCTCGCGGTGCCGCGTGCCGGCGCAACGCTGACGGTACAGCTTGGCTGGTCGGCCGGTGCCGGCGTGACGGTCGGTCTGGTCGACAAGGGCAAATTCACCGTCGACGAGATCGAGCATAGCGGCCCGCCCGACCAGATCACGATTCGGGCTCGAGCGGCCGACTTCACCAGCGCCATCGCCACCCGGCGCGAGAAGAGCTGGCACGACACGACCCTCGGCGCGATCGTCAGGGAAATCGCCGGGCGCAACAAGCTGACGCCCCGCTGCGCGCCTGCACTGGCGTCGATTGCGGTCAAGGCGATGGCACAGACCCGGGAAAGCGATATCGCGCTCCTGCGCCGTCTGGGGCGGGAGAACGACGCTGTCGCGACGGTCAAGGCGGGCGCGTTGATCCTCGCACCCACCGGCGCTGCCACGACCGCGACCGGCACGGCGATTTCAGGGATCACGATCCGCCGCGCCGACGGCGATCGGCACAGCTTCCGCCTCAAGAAGCGCGACGAGGCCGGTAGCGTGTCGGCCGACTGGCATGACCGTAAGGGGGCGAAGAAGAAGACCGTCACGGTTGGCACCGGCACCGGCGAGACGAAACGCCTGTCCCGCGTCTACTCGTCCGAGGATGCCGCCCGCCGCGCCGCAGCTGCCGAGCAGGGCCGCGCCGCGCGCGAGCCGCGCATATTGGACCTCGGGCTCGCCCTCGGCCGGTTGGAGATCTACCCTGACCGACCGGTGACGGTTGCCGGGTTCAAGGGCGAGATCGATGCAGTGAAGTGGCTCATTTCTGATGTTTCGCATGAGCTAATCGCCGATCGCGGCTTCACAACAGCCTTAACATTGGAAAGCGCAAGTTAGCTGCCGACTGCCTCGCAAAATGCAGATGAATGTCTCGCCTTGCAGTATGGTCCAACAACGTCATCGTTGTTTGGCAACCAAGTTCCGACGTCGCGCGCAGAGTCGAGTACCGTGTTTCCATCAACGCCCATGTTTGCGAGTTGCCGTAACTCCTGCGCCGGAAATGTATAATGGGCGATTTTACGACCGACCGATGCGTCGCCTCCGGTGCCACCAAGTACGACGAAATTTATTGTGTCAAGCTTCCCAGAAACCATCGATTTTCCGCTAATCAATGCTTTGCCGATCGACAGGGTTTGGTTGCCAGCCTTTTCCAATATTGCGGGGCTACGAGCGTCACCGAAATCTAGCTCAAGATTTAATACGGGTTCATAATAACCCGCCTGCTTAACTGTCACAGCCGGCGCTTGAACAGGCGGAGTCGTAGTCTGCTGACATCCAGCTGCAGCACACAAAACTAAAAGATATCTAGCTCGAAACATCAACTATCATCCTAGTATCCCATCGCCTCATCCCACGGCATTATCCTGTGTACGGCAGCGACCTGCTCCGTCGGGACAGCAAATTCTATCAGAGGATTAAACTGCCTCAGGACAACAGCACCGGGGCGGCGCCTGACTAGCTGTTTGATCAGCACGTGCCGGATCTCCTCACCGTCAAACGTAGGACCGCGCAGCTGCACCACGACATCTTCGCCGATGCCTGGGGAACGACGCGGATCTACGAGCAACCGACGGCCGGGGTCGTGTCGGGGTTCCATAGAATGGCCGGATACCTCAACAACGTAGAGATCCGGACGGCCCGTAACCCCGATCGGTCGTGCCATATAATCGAGGGGGGCTGACATGTGGACTTCCGTCTGTTCGACCAGCACGATTAGACCACCGTCGTCACCAAATTCTAAATTCGCGCCGAGGGCGGTGCCGTAGATGGGCAGCGTCTTAGGCAGGCGGTGTAGTGCTTCAGGCTTGATCGTATCGGCGGGGAATGTGCGTTCAATTCCCTGCTCGCGGCCTAGCAACCACTCGGTCGTCGTACCCAGCTCCGCAGCGATCGCATCAAGGCGGGCTGCATTCGGCATGTTGCCCCGCTTGATGTTACGAATCACGTCGGCGTTTCCAATCGCCAACGAGATTTCGCGGGCAGTTACGTTGCGCTCAAGAAGCTTCGCTTCGATACGCTCCATCAGGATTGCGGGCACGGCACTCATGCCGCGCATATGCCCCAGGCAGAAAACCCGCGCGAGAGGCGAATTCCCCGTTGACCAGTGCGGCGTATTCGCCGTACATGATCTGCATGGCACAGACTTACGAAGACGCGCTGCGGATCATAGCAGAGAGTTACGGCAAGGCGATCGCGGTCAGCGGGGGCATGTCCCTCGCCCGGATCGCCACCGTGGTTGTCAATCGCGGTTCGTTTTTTAAACGTCTGGAGCACGACACTTCCTTCTCGGCTAAGAATCTCGACCGATTTGCAACTTGGTTTCGAAACGAGAACCACTGGCCCAACAACAGCATTCCCGAGGATGCAGCGGCGGCGCTTTTCAGCATCGGCCGCCCTCCTCTATCTGCTGCACAATGCGGGGAATTCGCCTCTAAAGTCGATTTCGATCGCAGTGATGTTTTGAAGCGAGTGGCAGCGTGACCATTGTGCGTCCCCCTAAAACGTTCGCGCAGGCAACGACGACGATAGCCGGTGTGCTGAGCTGGGACGTTATGAAGAAGATCGTGAAGCGTTCGACGCGGACGATCCGGTACTGGAGCCAGCCGAACTGCAAGACGACGCCCATGCTGCACCAAGCTGCTGCGCTCGATGCCGCGTATCTCGCAGCTGGCGGTGAATATGCACCCTACGCCCAGGCGCTCGCGTTCGCGGTCGACGTCGAATATTCCAGCGAGATCGCCTGTTGCCGGGCGCTCGCTGCTGACACCGCCAAATTCGTCCGCGAAGCCGGGGAACTCGGTGCAGCTCTTATTGAAGCCGGTCAGCCCGGCGCCTCCCCGCACGCACATAGCCGTGCGCTGGTCGAGGCGCAGGAGGTTGAGACGGCACTTGGCGCGCTCATGCGACGCCTACCAAGTTTCTTCCGGTTCGGCGCGGGGTCGCACTCGGGGAAAACCGGGGGGACCCAATGACGATCTCGAAGCCTACCAAGCACAGAATTCCCGGCCTTTCCTGTCCGCATTGCGACGGTCCGGCTGGCATCCGTAACAGCGCGGCACTGACCACGACGGTTCGCCACATTCGCTATCGCTGCGAGAATGACGAGTGCGGTCACATTTTCGTCGCCGAGCTGCAGGTCATTCGCACGATCGTGCCGAGCGCCTGCCCGAACCCGGAGGTCCGCCTCCCTTTCTCGAACCCGAACGTCTGCCGGACGCGACCACTGCCGGCTAATGACGACACCCGTACACCCGCCAACGACGACGTCGTGACGTTGCCGGCAGCGACCACCCCCGTCCCTAGCTGATCCCCCGCGGCACTCGCCGCGACCGACCCCGCACTGCCTCGATCCACCCGGCGCGACCCTGTCGCCGGGAACGCCCTCCGCTTGTCCGAAAGAATTGCCCCCTCCCATGCGTTCAGATCTGCACAAAGACCTGCTGCTCCGACTGAAGGCCGACTTCGGTCTTCAGGTGAAGGGCACCTACCTGCGCGGCGGTCGATGCCCCTCCGAGCATGGCGGTTGCGGCAAGAAAGACGTGCTGTGGTCCAATGCCGAAAAGCCTTGGGTCCTGCGCTGCGGACGCGCCGACAAATGCGGCGAGACGTTTGCCGTAAAGTCGCTCTACCCTGAGATTTTCGACGACTGGTCCAAGCGCCACGTCAAGACGCCGGAGGCCCCCAACGCCGCGGCCGACGCCTACCTGTCCCACGCCCGCGGTTTCGATCTGCTCGGCCTGCGCGGCCTCTACACGCAGGAGGCTTATCATGATCGCAAGCTCGGCCTTGGTTCAGCGACCGTCCGGTTCCCGCTGCCCGGTGGCACCTACTGGGAGCGCCTGATCGACCAGCCCGGCCGGTTTGGCGACAAGAAGGCGAATTTCGCGTTCGGCGGATCCTACAAGGGCGAATGGTGGTCGATGCTGCCGATCGAGCAGCTCGCCGCAGCCGACACGATCTGGTGCGTCGAGGGCATCTTCGACTCGATCGCGATTATTCAGACCGGCGGTCAGCCGGCGGTCAGCCTCATGAGCTGCAACAACTACCCGGAGAACGCGCTCGACGCCCTGCGCCGCGCCGCAGCCGACCTCGGTAAGGCACCGCCCAAGATCATATTCGCCTTCGACGTTGGGAAGGCTGGCGTCAGCTTCACCCGCAAATTCGTGAAGCGTGCCCGCGAGGATGGCTGGGAAGCCGGGGCCGCGCAGGTCCGCCCCGATGGCGAAGGCGAAAAGCGCGACTGGAACGATCTCGCGCTCGCTGACGAGCTGACCGAGGAACATCTCGCCGAGTACCTCTACAACGGTGCCGTCACGATCGCGACGGATGCGTCTGAGAAGGCGCTGCTGATCTACAAGCGCAACCGCTATGCGTCCTTCCCGCTCATTTTCGGTGGGCGTCAGCTTTGGGCCGTCTTCTCGGTCGAGCGCATCAATCAGGTGCAGCAGCAGTGGATGGAAAGCGACGACCCTGAGTTCGCCGCTTTCAAGGATATGCCCCCGCAGGACCGGTGGGATCAGGCGGCAGCCGAAGCGATCGACATCACCGAACTCGCCAACTGCGTGTTCCGCACCCTGTATTTCCAGAAGGACCCGGCGCTTGAGGAAGGCGCATACTTCCTCCGCGTCGATTTTCCCTCCGACCGCGCGACCGTAAAGGCGACATTCTCGGGTTCGGCCGTCACCACCAGCGGCGAGTTCACCAAGCGGCTCGCATCGGTCGCGCCGGGCGCACTGTGGACCGGCACGCAGCCCCAGATCGCGCGCCTCATGCAGATGCAGTGGGGCAATATCAGGACCGTCGAGGCGATCCAGCACACCGGGTATTCGATCGACCATAGCGCATGGATCTTCGGCGACATTGCCGTTCACAATGGTCGCGTATTCAATCCCAACGAGGACGACTATTTCGTTCTCGGCAAGCGGTCGGTGAAGCTGCGCACGACCGACCGATTGCTGCGGATCTCGTACGACGCCGAAAAGCTGGATCTGGCATGGGTCCGCGATTTGGTCACGGCGTACCGCGGCAAGGGCATTGTGGTCCTCGCCTTCTGGGTCCTGTCGCTGTTCGCCGAGCAGATCCGCAACATGCAGGACTCGCTGGCGTTCCTCGAGGCGACCGGCCTGCCGGGCACCGGCAAGTCCACCCTGCTCGAATTCCTGTGGAAGCTGTACGGGCGCGCGAACTACGAGGGCTTCGACCCGACCAAGGCGACCGGCGCGGGCATCGCGCGCAGCATGGGACAGGTCGGCAACCTCCCGGTCGTTCTGATCGAAGCCGATCGCGGCAAGGACAACCCCCACGCAAAGCGGTTCGAATGGGACGAGCTGAAGACCGCGTACAACGGTCGCGCCGTCCGCACCCGCGCCATTGCCAACGCCGGCATGGAGACATTCGAACCGCCGTTCCGCGGCGCGATCGTCATCGCCCAGAACGACGTCGTCGAGGGCTCGCCAGCCATCACCGAGCGTATTCTCGGCATCCATTTCGACAAGTCGCACTTCAGCGCGGCCGGCAAGGTCGCGGCCGAGCGCCTGTCGGCGATGCCGATGGACGATATCAGCGGCTTTCCCATCCATATCGCTCGCCGCGAGAAGGATATCCTAGAGCGGTATCGCGCCGCCTTTGCACACCACGAAGCGGCAATGCTTGCGCACCCCGGCATTCGCAACGGGCGTCTGGCAAAGAACCACGCGCAGCTCGCCGCCATGCTCGACGCCATGCTGCTGGTCGTGAACATCGACCCGGCCGACGTCGGCGAAGCGCACCGCATGATCGTGAACATGCTCGAGCAGCGCCAGAAGGCCGTCGAGACCGATCATCCGCATGTCGAGTGGTTCTGGGAACGGTTCGATCACTTTCGCAGCCTCGAAGGTCCGTCGCCTGACAAGCCGATCAATCACAGCCGCACGCCGGACAAGATCGCCGTCAGCTTGGTCCATTTTGAGCAGCGCTGCGGCGAACTCAACCAGCGCATGCCGTGTGACGCCAACGAGCTGAAGCGCCTGCTGAAGTCGTCGAAGGCCCGCAAATTCGAGGCCGTGAAGACGGTCAACTCGGTCGCCGACAAGTCGGTGAATTGCTGGGTCTTCCGCAACCCCGACCACGCCCAATCCCCCGCGAACTGAAGGATCGCATGATGTTGCACGTCTCCATACCCGCGCGCCGCACAGGGAACTCCCTTGCCGCTCGCGTCATGACACCCGCCAACTACCTCCGCCTGCGCCGCAAGGCGTCCGGCCTGACGCTCGAACAGGTCGCCAAGCGGCTGATGCCCCGCGCCGGCTTCCGCCCCATGGTGGTCGCCTTCCTGCGCGTCCTCGAGACCGACGGCTGCACTGCCAAGCACCGCGATCACATCGACCGTCTGACGTCCGTCTTTCCGCTCGATACCGACGTTTACTATCAGCTCGTCAACGATCCGGCCGACAAGATGCCGCGGATCTGCTCGGGCTGTGGGTGCTCGGCTTATGACCCGTGCAAGAACGGTGACGAGGTCTGCGGCTTCGTCGCGCCGGATGCCTGCAATCGCTGCCTGGGCGAAACTGCAGAGCGGGAGGCCGCATAATGCCGCGCCCCATCGCAGGCCACGCTGAGCCCGACGATCACGCCTGCGCCAATGGCTACGAGATGTTCGTCAGCATCGTCTCTGGCCTCGCGACCGGCGGGATCATGGTCGCGCTGATCGAATGCGCGACGCCCGTAGCCCACTTCGTAACGAGGGTTTTCTCATGAACATGATGACGATGCGCACCGTGCGCGATGCCGGCGGGATGGTCCGCCACATGCCGACCGCGTTCGTGCCCAACGCGCCCGCCAAGGGCCGCAAGAAGGCGCGGGTCGTCCCCGATCCGATCAAGACGAACGGCGAGGGCACGGCAGAAGAGCTGCGCCTGCTGGTCGAGCGCTCCGAACGGATTGTTGAGGAGATCAAGGGTGCGCAGGACGATCTGAAAGACGTCATGGCCGAGGCAAAGGGCCGCGGGTTCGATCCCAAAGCGCTCCGGAAGATCATGGCGATCCGGCTCAAGAAAAAGGAGGAGTTTCAGGAGGAGGAAGCGATCCTCGAGGTCTACCTCCAAGCGCTGGGGATGATCTGATGATCGCGCAGACCAACGAGCGCTGGTCTCACCTCGCGCGCGTACGGCTGATCGTCGTCATAACGGCAGGTCCTTGGATCGCCGCGTTCGCGTGGTTCGTTTCGTGACGGCCCCTCGCTGGCAGCACGATTACGAGCTGCTCGCCTGCGTCGCCACGCGACTGCATGTGCAGCGGATCGTCGGATATCCCGAGGTGGTTCACGCCGGTCGCATGACCGCCCGCGCCGCGGCAGATGGTATCCGCGTCATGGGTACGATCGCTTGCACATGGTGGGCGATCGCCGAGGGTCAGCCCGAGGCCCTGTGGACGCGGGATCCGGATCTGGGCGGCGCATGGCCGTATGAGCGTATTGCGGCGCTGACGATCGCCGCACGCCGCCCCCGCGCCGAGGCGATCGAGCTGCCCAACGATTACGAGCTCGTCGGGTTCGCGGATGCGATCGCCACGCTGATTTGGTGGGAAACCGCGCGGCCGAGCGCGCGCCTAATCGCCGACTGCAATCGCAAGCTTCGAATGCCGGCGCGTCCCGCCGACATCACTCCGATCGCGCCTGTCGCCCCCGTTCCCCAACCTTCCGCAATCACACCGGCCGCGTCGCGCGCCGGTCAACCTTTCCTGTTCGAGGTAGCCGCATGACCACCCAGAGCACCCCAAACCGCTGGCGTAAAATGAAGACGTTGCTCGCGATCGTCGTGGCGATCATCGGTGCCCCGATCGTCATTATTGCCCTGTTCGCCAGCCTTTCCGGGGGGCGCCGCTAATGTGTGTTCTAGGAATCAGAGACGATAGGCATCAGCATCGAACGCTTCCCGGACGTGTCGTCGGCGGTCGGAGCTTCACCCATCGTTTCAAGCAGGAAATCCAGCTCAAATCGAAATGCGGCACATATCGTTTCGACCCGGTCAAAGGTCTCATCAAGCATTCCGAGATACTGAATATTATCGAATGCCAGCGCCGCATGCCGCAAGTCTGCGGCGTTATACTTCAATATGCGCCGCAAGCGATGCACAGCAACATGGGACCGCGGCGAATCAAGCGACGCCGCAAAACCGCTAGCATCCAAAATCTCTCCGAACTCCCCCAGATCTGCGCATTGCTGCGCGAAAAATATGCGCTCCACGTTACCGCTGTGCCCCTCCATCTGCGCATCGGCGAACAGCGTTCTCGCGTTCTGTATGGTGTCGAGATCGCCTTGGAATCCGCTCAAGACGCCGAGCGCCTGTTCCCGACGTACGCTATTTTGTTGATCGCGCTTCCGCGCTTCCACCCACAGCGCGCCGCCAATGGTAAGAAACGCACCCACAGCAGCCCCCAAGAAGCCCAGCAGATCGCCAGGATCAGCTATGCCTTGAAGCCCTGCGACAACGACCGCGCCGGTCGCGCCCGACGATACGCCGATGACGGCAAGCTCTGTAAAGTGCTCAATCTTCTTCTGCATAGCGCTAATCTATCTTCACCGGATGGTTTCTCGCTAGTCAAAGCACCGCCGCGCATGGACCCACGTTTCCAGGAAAAGCAGCTATTTGATTCGACGGACGTAAGGTCCCGTCGATGCCGCATTTTTCAATCCGACGCGAGCGACAGCGGTGACGCTCCATGACGCTGCTCACACCGGATGAAGCAGCCGATCGCATCCACGTCTCGACGAAGACCTTGCGCCGACTCAGACAAGACGGCCACATTCGCTACGTCGCCATCACCGATCGCAAAATTAGATACCGGCCGGAGGACTGCGACGAGTTCGTCGCGAGCCGTGCCCGGAAGGCCCCTGAATGTCCGTCTACAAGCGCAAGACCTCGCCCTACTGGCACTTCGACTTCATCTGGCAAGGTCGTCGTTTTTTCGGCTCGACCGGGTGCAAGGGCAAGCGAGAGGCACTGAAGCACGAAGAGATCGAGCGGGCGAAGGCGCGCAATGGCGGCGCGATCCGCCCGCCGATCACGCTCGACGAGGCCTGCGGCCTCTATCAGGACAAGGTGGAGGAGCTGCCATCGTGGATCGACACAAGGCGCACACTCCTATCGATGATCGACGGTCTCAATAAGAACGATCTCCTCTCGAATATTAGTCAGCGTGACCTGCTGGCTCTCGTCGCCCGCCGGCGGGTCGGCCGCGTCAACGCGTCGGTCAACCGCGAGATCGAAGTATGGCGCGCAGTTTGGCGCTGGGCTCAAAAGGCGCGCTATGACGTAGGCGAGATGCCCGATTGGGGGGCGCTGATGCTGAAGGTTGTCAGAACTGACCCGCGCGAGCTGAGCGCAGCCGAGGAGATCTTACTATTCGCCGAGATCCGACCGGACCTCTACGATTTTTGCGAGTTCGCACTCAAGACCGGCTGGCGGCGGGGCGAGGTCATCGGCCTGCGCTGGTCCGACGTCGATCTCGGCACCCGAACCGCCACGACGCGGATCAAGGGCGGCGACGTCGTGAAGCGTCCGCTAACTCAAGACATGCTGGTCATCATCGCCAACCAGAAGAAGGTCGGGCCGTTCGTCTTTACCTATATCGCAGCGCGAACGAAGGCCGAGTTCGTTGACAAGCTGGGTCGCAAACAGCCGGCGCGCAAGAAAGGCGATCACTATCCGATGACCGCCCAGGTGCTGCGCAAGCCATGGGCGGTCGCCAAAAAGGCGGCGGACATTCACGGTTTTCGGTTTCATGATCTGCGGCACACCCGCGGGACGCGGATTCTCCGCGCGACCGGCAACCTCAAAGCCGCCCAGCGCGCGCTGGCGCATCGTTCGATCAAGACGACACTACGCTACGCCCACGCAACCGACGAGGACGTTCGCAACGCGCTAGATGCGAGCGAGCAGCATTTTATTCGGACAAATGCCGACCGTCGAACACGCCGTAGCGAATAACGTCGCTGCGGCTTTTATTAAGTCGATATAATATCGTCCAAATTTGGATCAGGCACCGGTTCATCAACAGGCCGCTCATCATCCTCACGGATTTGCGCCAATGCCTCACCATAATATGAGTCGAGGGCGCTTGCGACGATAGTATCAAGCAATCCAAGCTCTTGGCCCAGCTCATCCGAACGACGACCTTTGCCATTGGCTGCAACGAGATACTCGCGAAGAGCGGGGGGAATAAGTGCGAGTAGCGCCATCCATCGAGCTTTCAGCTCCACAGAAATCGCATCATTAGTTTTTTGAAGAGGCTTGTTCTGTAGATCGCGTAGGAACTGCGCAAGTTTATCTGCGCTGTCCGTCCAGCTGTCTGGCGGATCGAAGCAATGCATCAATTCCTTCACCAACACATAGTGAAGGTAGCGAGGATCGTCGTCCATTTTGGAACAGTAGCTGATTTGCGCTACGTATACCGGGTCATCATACCGGTCTTCACGCTCGTCGAACAAGGTGAACCGAGCATCATACGAGTGCATATCGCTTGGCTCTCGCCAAATAATCACTTCACTAATGAATGACTTATCAGCAGTAACCGCGGCACTAAGGAAATTAAACCCTACCGGACGCCATGCTCCGGTTTCTGCCTGCGTTTTGATTACAGCTTGCTGTACTTTATTCAGTAGATCAGAAAATTTCATGACGCCCCCTGGGGAGGGCGTCAGTACGTCAGCCCGCTAGCGACGTCAAATGCGCATCAACATCGTTGATTCGCAACGCACGATTGCCGCGAATGGCAGCCTCAGAGAGAACTATCCGCTCTGCGAGTCGCTCGGCCGATACGTTATCAGAGCCACCACACAGAAATCGAACGTTTAGCGCACAACGACCTTCGCCGAACAGCACGGCGGCCGCACGATCAATAGCGATAGTCATCCGACACCTACTCCATCTGCCCATCCGGGCCCGAGAAAACGTAAATCTTGGTGGTCTCCCATCCGGTCTACCAACGTGCCACCTCCACGTTGTATCCTGATACCCACACCAATCTTACACCCGCGTTAACGTGCAGAAGTAGATTCTCGTGGTAGGACAGCCCTGACAGTCGCTTAGCGGTTCAGTACTATTTTGGCAACAACCTATGCCGCTACGTACATTACGTGGATGCTGACGTTCCAATTTCAAGTTGGCATCGGCGACACAAACCCGGTTCACGCGGATTCCAGTCACGGGCTAATCCCGACCTATTCCCGACGTGAAAAAGACTAAGCCACAAAAAGGCTAGGATTTCTGCGGCTCACAGCTATCTCGGTACACTCAGTGTAAACGAGACGCTCTACCAACTGAGCTAATCGCCCCTCTCGGGTTGGGGTGCGATGCCAAAGCCGGACGGCCGGGGCAAGCTAAAAGGGTGCGGGCCGTCACGGAATCCGCAGGTCGGCGCCTCTGGTGGCCACGATATACCCGCGCATCGCCTCGCTCGCGCGATCGGAGAGCACCATGAACGCGCGCCGCCGGTCGTGCATATCGGGGCGGCGTTCGAACAATCCGGTGTCGGTCATCCGCGCGATCCAGCGCAGCGCGGTGGTCGGCGCGACCGCGGCGGCGATGCACAGGCTCGACACCGACACGCGGCCACGCTCGAGTTCGGCGGCGTAGAGATCGAGCAGCATGTCCCAGCCGGGATCCTCGAACAATGCGGTGCCGAAGAACTGGTCGCGCAACCGTCGCGCACGGATGGCACGCCGGACGTCGGCGGCGCTCGGCTCGGTCAGCGATGGCGGCGCGCCGTAGCGGTTCGTCCGATCGCCGACGATCGGCGCGGCGGGGGCATCGCCGTCGATCTCCGCACGGGTCAGCCGGGCAAGCGCTTCGGCGATCCGCGCGACCTCGGTGTTCAATCGCTCAAGCCGCGTACCGTCGGTCTCGCGCGTGACATCGAACACCCCCGCCGGGCTGCGGACGCGCTCGGCGGCGACGACGATCGCCGCGATGCAGTCCGCGACGCTCGGATCGACCAGCAGGATCGTCCCGCCGCCAAGCGTTGCCGCCGCGACCGCGTCGATCTGGTCGCTCCCCATCGCGACCACCAGCCCCGCCTCCAGCACGGCCGCGCGCTCGACGATCCGCGGCAGATGTTCGGCAAGGATTGCAACGTCCACCCCCGCGGTCTCGACCACGATAACCTGCGGCGTGGCATGCAGGCCGAACGGCGCCTGCCAGTCGATCGTGGCGACCAC